GAGGGAGAGGAAGAGGATACAGTACATGGCGGTGCGATGTGGGCTAGAATGCCTATAACCGCTTTGGTAGCTGATATGCCTTTAGAAGAATGGCCTGAACCAATGAATACATATGACGCTCAACCGTGGGATTGCTCATCATATCATCATGCAGTTTATGTGATGGATAGAGCCACACCTTGCCCTTGGTTAGCGAAGATAGACAGTGATTTTTTTCCTGCAAAATACTTATTTACAGTAGATTATGCTGAGTCAGAAATAGCTGATGATCCTGCGCAACACAAACAAAGCCATGTTTTACAGCTTTTAGATGCAGGTGAGTGGACTGGTAATATTGTTGCGCTGCCTAATAATCGTGTGCGCGTAACGCACCCTGCATGGTTTGAAACTGGTGAGGGAGCGCCACATTTTAAGCCATCCCAACATATACACTATTCAAAAAGCGATTTAGACTATACACTAGATGTAAATAGAATATTTGATAACCTTTATAACGAGGAAGAATAATGACGGTATCTGGCTCAACAGACTTTGAATTAGATGTAGCTGACTACATCGAAGAGGCTTTTGAGCGTTGTGGCTTGGAAGTTCGCACAGGCTACGATCTAAAAACTGCTAAACGATCTCTTAATCTAATGTTTGCTGATTGGGCTAATCGTGGTTTAAACCAGTGGACTATTGAGCAACGAACATTTACTGTTACGTCAAATGATGGAAATTATGATTTAGCGAATGATGTAATTGATATTCTTTCTTTGGTTGTTCGTCGTTCTGGTACTGATTTTGCTTTGGATCGTATTAGTCGTGATGAATATTTAAATATTCCGACAAAAAGCACACAATCTAGGCCAACACAATATTTTGTAGATCGTCAAATTACACCTGTATTAAAGATGTGGCCTTTGCCCGACAATAGCACAGATGTTGTGATTTATGATGCATTAACGAGGCTAGATGATGCTGATACATATGTTAATACTATTGGTGTACCGTTTCGTTTCTATCCTGCATTAGCGGCGGGTTTGGCTTATTACATAAGTATAAAACGCGCTCCAGATCGTATGCAAATGCTCAAAGCTCTATACGAAGAGGAAATAAATAGAGCTATGGATGAAGATCGTGATCGTGCATCTTTCCGAGTAGCTCCTGATTTAAGAAACTATCGCTATGTCTAAATACGCAACAGGCAAATATGCATATGGTATATCTGACCGATCAGGGTTTCGTTATCGTTTACGAGACATGCGTAAAGAATGGAATGGTCTTTTAGTTGGAAAAGATGAATTTGAACCTAAACACCCTCAACTAGAACCATTACGCGCTGTTCCAGATGCGCAGGCTCTTCGTAATCCTCGACCTGATCCTGTGGCTGGTGCGGTTTCTGTTAGTGTTGGTGATAACATATTTCCAACGCCCAAAAATACAATGAATACAATTGGTTATGTTGGTGTTGTTTCGGTTATAGGCGTTGACGTTGATGTTAATGTTACACCAACAGGTGTGAGTACAACAGGTTCTGTTGGCACAGTTTCTGTAACAGCAGCGTCTGCACCGACATTTGACAGTACATCAATTACTTTAGACTCTACTTCAGAGACATTTGACGAGGGATAAGATATGGCAAAGCAAACAGTAGGTATAGGTTCATCTGCTAATGATGGAACAGGTGATACCCTTCGCGTGGGTGCAGATAAAATAAATGATAACTTTAATGAAATATACGATGCTCTTGGAGATGGAACTGATCTAACTGATATAATAGATTCCAATGGAGTGCTAGATGTAAGAACTGGTGCAAACAAAATTGTATTTTATTACAGTGCTTTAAGTGATCTTCCAAGTGCATCTACATATCATGGCGCTGTGGCTCATGTGCATGCGACTGGTGGATTATATTTCGCTCATGGTGGAGTATGGATAAGATTAAATGATGAAACAACAGGCCCTGTTACTAAATATACAGCAGGTACTAGTGGTTCATCCGCATATACATTTACTGGCCCCGGTGCTACATCTGGCAATAATCCAAATTTTACTTTTTATAAGGGACATACTTATTTAATTGACAATACGGCTAATGTAGGAAGTCACCCCTTACAGATTAGAACATCTAATGGTGGTTCAGCTTTTACTACGGGTGTCACAGATAATTACAATTCAACAACAGGGTTAACACAATTTATTGTGCCTCACGAACCTTCTGATACTTCTTTAGTGTATCAATGCACAAATCATAGTAGTATGGTTGGAAACATAACGATAGTGTGATGAGATGAGTTTTACATATGACAGTTTAAAACAGGCAATTCAGGATTATACTGAAAACACAGAGACAACCTTTGTGAATAATCTTGATTTGTTTATTAAAAACACAGAAGAAAGAATTTTAAAAATTGCACAGCTTGAGGTTTTTAGAAAAAATGCATCAGGAGCTTTGACTGCAAGCAATAAATTTCTCGCTGTACCAAGTGATTATTTGGCTTCTTATAGTGTTTGTATAACTAACGGAAGTGACAAAGAGTTTCTTCTTTTTAAAGATGTAAATTTTGTACAATCTTTTAATCCCGACCCAGCAACTACTGGCGTTCCTCGTTATTATGCACAATTTGATGTTGGTAATTTTATTCTAGGGCCAACACCTAATTCTAACTATGCTGTTGATATTCATTATTTCTATCGACCTGCTTCATTAACAGCAGGGGCTGGAAGTGGGACAACATGGTTAAGTACAAACGCATCAGTTGCTTTGTTGTATGGCAGTCTTATTGAAGCCTACACATTTATGAAGGGTGAAGCTGATTTAGTACAAAACTATACTCAACGCTTTACTGAGGCTTTATCACGCGTTAAGAATTTTGGTGAATCTCAAGAGGTTACTGATGCATATCGCACTGGCCTTATTCTTAGGGAGAAAACATGATACCTGCTTTAAATATAGATTTACCTGAAGATTTTAGGGTAGATGTAAAAACCACACATAATCGTGGGTTTACTCCTGAAGAAATCGCGCAACGATGCGCGGATAAAATAGTTGCTGTGGGAGATTCCGCACCCCCTGCAATTCGTGATCAAGCGTTGGCTTATAAGCGCAATATCACAAAAATCATTGAGTTCTACTTACGCGAAGCCGCAAAAAGTGATAGAACTACAGTGTATAATGCAATCAATGATGCAGGCCACCCAGAGCTTGCTGAACTTATAAGGAGAATGTGACATGGCCTTTTCAGGTAATTTTATGTGTACTAGTTTTAAGAAAGAACTTCTTGAGGCTGTTCATAACTTTAAAAACTCAGGTGGTAGCACCTTTAATCTTGCGCTCTATACTAACAGTGCATCGTTTACTGCTGCAACGACAGCATACACCACTTCAAACGAAGTGTCTGGTACAGGATATACAGCAAAAGGCGCGGCTCTTACTCGTGTAGACCCATCAACAAGTGGAACTACAGCGTTAACCGATTTTGCTGATTTGACTTTTAGCACCGCAACAGTTACGGCTCGTGGCGCATTGATCTTCAATGACACTGCATCAGGTGATCCATCTGTTGTGGTTCTTGATTTTGGTGGTGATAAAACATCAACCGCAGGTGATTTTACAGTTGTATTTCCAACAGCGGATGCGTCAAACGCTATAATTCGTATCGCGTAAGAGTTAAAAATGGCTTCATCAACTCTATTTTCAGGATGGGGGAGGTCCACTTGGAATGATGGCTCATGGGGAACTCCTGTTCTCCAAGTCTCAGTTGATGGAGTTGCGGCTACAGGTGCTGTTGGTTCTGTAACTATTACAGCATTAGCAAATGTTACAACCACTGGCGTATCAGCCACTGGACAAGTAGGTTTAGCTACTACAGATGGTTCGGCCCTTACACCCGTTACGGGGTTAGCCGCAACGGGTTCCGTTGGAAGTGTCACAGTCGTTGGATTAGCAAATGTCACACCTACTGGTGTTGCAGCGACTGGTGCGGTAGGAACTGCAACAATCAGTGGAAAAGCAAATGTGCCTGTCACTGGTCTTTCTGGGACAGGATCGGTAGGCAGTGTTACAGTAGCCGCAGCAGCCGATGTTTCGGTGACTGGCGTTGCAGCAACTGGAGGCGTAGGCACTACAACAGTCACAGGAATAGCAAATGTACCTGTCACTGGTCTTGCAGGGACAGGTGCCGTTGGCAGCGTTTCAGTTGAACTTGGAATGACCGTTAATGTAACGGGAGTTTCAGGAACAGGTTCTATTGGAACAGTTACAGCAATTGCTAAAGCAGGAGTAACTCCAACGGGAGTTTCAGCAACAGGTGAAGTTGGACAAGTTCTTGTATGGGGAAGTGTTGTTCCAACTCAGAATCCGAATTATACTACAACAAGTCCGAGCCAAATACCAAATTGGACGGATATAGCAGCATAGGAATGCAAAAATGGCAAGCACATATACATTAAATAATGGTATAGAGCTTATTGGTACAGGCGAACAGTCTGGTACATGGGGCGATACCACAAATACAAACTTAGAACTTTTAGATACGGCTCTTGATGGTCAGGTTACGATTACTGCTTCAGCGTCAGGTAGTTCTGGTTCTCCAAATTCACTACCGATCACAGACGGTTCGGCCTCTAATGGTCGTAATAGGTTAATAAATATTACTAGCGGAAGTGATTTAGGTGCGACAGTTTATTATCAACTTACTCCAAATGACGCTGAAAAAATTGTTTACATTAGAAATAGTCTTAACGCACAAGATTTGATTGTATTTCAGGGTACATACAATTCTTCAAATGACTATGTTGTAAAAAATGGGACAACAGCCGTTGTCTTTTTTAACGGAGCAGGTTCTGGTGCAGTAGCTGCAAACGTTCTTTCCGATCTTCAAATTGAAGGTTTATCTACAGCTACAGCAGGTACATCTAACCTACGCCTTGGTAAGAACGCAGGTGATGCGATAGTCTCTGGTGGTGACAACAATACGGTCATAGGTGATGAAGCAGGTACTGAGATTACGACAGGTGATAACAATGTGGCTGTTGGTTATGAAGCTCTCAAAGCAAACACCACAACAAGTCAAAATACTGCCGTTGGAGCTGGTGCTGCTGGTGCATTAACTACAGCAGGAGGAACAACCGCTATTGGTAGGTTAGCGATGGGGACTGGTGTAGTTACTGGTGATCATAATACTGCTGTAGGTTATCTTGCAGGAAATTCCTTAACATCAGGTGTATCTAATACCTTTGTTGGCACTGTGGCAGGTGATGCTACTACAACAGGAAACTATAATACTGCGATAGGAAGAGGTTCTCTAACTGCCAACACCACCGCAGCCAACAACACAGCGGTTGGGTATCAGGCAGGGTATAATAATACTACTGGTTCTATAAATGAAGCGATTGGGTATAGAGCATTACACACTAACTCTACTGGTGGCTATAACACCGCTTTAGGTGGTGATGCGTTGCACAACAACACTACCGCTTCGTATAATGTTGGTATGGGGTATAGGGCTTTATTTGCTAACACTACGGGTGCAAGTAATACAGGCTTGGGTTATAATGCATTGCTTAACAACACCACCGCAGATTACAACACAGCCGTTGGGTATCAAGCAGGATATGCAGTTACAACAGGCACAAGAAACGTTCTCATAGGTACTTTTGCAGGTGATACCTTAACTGATGCCGATCATAATGTTGCTATGGGTCACGGAGCATTAGCAGATGATACTTTAGGTAGTAGAAGTGTAGCTATAGGATATCAAGCATTAGCCATTCAAAATTTTACTTCTGCTACAAACACTAATAACACCGCAGTTGGGTATCAATCGCTTTATGGAAACACTACTGGCACTCAAAATACTGCCGTTGGTTACTTCTCTATGAAAAACGGCACTGTTACTGGTACGCACAATACAGGTGTTGGGACTTACTCTTTGTATAGTTTAACTAGTGGCACAGATAATGTTGCAATAGGTACAAGTTCACTAGATGTAAACACAACAGGTAGTTATAATACAGCCGTTGGACGTAATTCATTAGGTGCTAACACCACCGCATCTGAAAATACAGCCGTTGGTTATGGCTCATTACAAGCTAATACCACAGGAACTAAAAATGTAGCTTTGGGTAAAGATACTCTTTTTGAT